CACTGTGATACTCCGTATCGTTAGCTACTCCCCTACTGCACTTCGTGCAATTCACTGTGATACTCCGTATCGTTAGCTACTCCCCTACTGCACTTCGTGCAATTCACTGTGATACTCCGTATCAACTCCGTGCTAAACTCTACACTAGTTATCGAACCCACCTTCAACATAGTTCTAAAAATTTTTTACATAAAACAACATACAAAAACGCTGTCGCAACGCTATCGCAAACGCTAATATACGTTCTCGCAAAGCTGCTTAGATTGTCGCAGCACCAGAACAGCCCTAAAATAAAAAGTTTGGACAACAGCAGTATTGTGATGTAACATAAGCTATGTTAAGTTCGCAAGTTGCCCTAATTGAAACAGCGTTAAGTACTATCGCAACAGTAGGTCCGGGGTTTATAGATCAGGTAAATGACTTTCCAGCTGTCGCTCTGCTGCGCCCAAGCGTATCTCGACAGCATATCGGTGCACGTGCTACTATTAATCGTTTTACTTTTGTAGTTCGTGGATATGTGCTAACTGACGAAGACAGCATTGAATCGAGTGAAGATCTAGCGAGGGCGATTGAGCGAACGCTGCAGAGCTTAGATAGCCCGTTAATATATTCTTCAAGAGTGCTGAGTGTTGAAACTGATGAAGGACTGCTATCGCCGTATGGCATGTGTGATATTGCTTGTGAGGTTGATTGGTTGAATGAGTAAACGTTCGCAAATAATTCAGTCCTTTATAGACCACATCGAATCGTCAATCGGGTATGGTGGATATCGCGGGTTACGATTCCTGCATGAGATAAATAGCTTCCCTGCATTCTACATACATCCTCGTGGTGAGAGTCGTCGTCATAATGGTGATGGAAGCAAACTCGCTATATTACGTCTTGATGTTCGTGGATATGGTTGGAGTGAGGGGCTCAGTTATATTGAGGATCTTGTACGAGACCTTGAGACCGCAGTTCAAAGCTATCGCCCGCTGCATCCGCATCTAGTACATGAAGCTCGTACAATATCGCTGCGAACAGACGAAGGCGCTATGGAACCGTATTGCATCTGTGATATGAGCGTTGAAATTTTATATGGAATAAATGATGACTAAAGAAATAAACATTGTCTCACCTTCAACGACAGTTGAAGCACTGAACCGTACGCTAGAGGCTCCTCCTCTAGATCCAGTGCTATTGAGCATTGCTAATGACTATCTAGCAGGTAAGAGCATTGAGACGATAAGTGACGAGTATGGTATACCAAGTGATCGTGTTACAGCTGTAATTGAAAAGCGTGAAGTAAAGACCTACATCGATAACGTTTTTGCTACTCAAGGATACCTCAACCGTAACCGTCGCATCGCGCTCATCAACGCGGTAATTGACCAAAAGATCCAAGAAGCAGTTGAAACAGGCATATATTCCAAGAAAGATCTACTTGATTGGATGAAACACCTTGCTGATATTGAAGCTACACTAAAGCCACAAGCTAAAGGTCCAGCCGTTGCAGTTCAAATTAATAACTATGACAGGCTAATGAAAGATTTACTAGAATAGCATGAGCACACTACAGCTTCAACGTAATTCAGAGGTATTTTATAGTAGCGTAGATCTGTTAAGTTCTGCGGCTACAGACATGACTCCGTCTAACACTTGGAAGCTAGACATACTATCTGGATTTGCGTTAAGTGCAGATGCTGTAACTCGTGATATTCAGCATACTCAGCATGGAACTACAGTAGATCGTTCTCGCTACGTCTATACTACGGCTCGTAATCCTGTAAACTGGAACTTTACTACGTATCTTCGTTGTACTGGAGCAGAGCGTAATGCTGTTCCTGGCGGGTTAACTCAGTATACTAATGCTAGTGGAAATGCAAAGCCTACAGCTGATTGGTTTTTATGGCAAGCTCTAATATCTAATACTGCTCCCGCTGCTGCTGGTGAGCAGTCTGTTTGGGGTAGCCAAGGGCGACTTAGTACCGCAGCTAGTGATAGCGGTACTGGCAAGCACGCTTCTAACTCTAGTTCGCTAGTGCGCCCTGAAGGTATTCTATACTTTAAGCTAGACAATACTATCTATCGTGTCGCAAATGCTATTGTAGATAGTGCTACGCTAACTGCTGGGATTGAAGAAATTGTAACAGTTGATTGGAACGGTAAAGGTACAAGCCTACTAGAACTACAAGGCGAAGCTAGAGATTCAGCTATTAGTGTTTTTGGTGGTGTACTTAATTCAGGTGCGACGGCAGTCGCAAACGCAAATGCTGCTACACTAAGTCTCGCTCAAGCGTATCACCCGTATGCGCGTATGAATGTAGCTGGAGTTATATCTACTGCACCTTATCTTAAGAATAGACTAAGCGCTATTGAGCTTTACTACAATGCTAATAGTTATGCTTTTCCAGTAACAGCATTTTCATTAGAATATAAGAATGATATCGGTTATATAGATCGTGATCGTTTAGGAACTGTAAATAACGTAGTAACTGGCTATAGTACTAGTAGAAGCATTAGTGGATCGCTTAGCATGTATCTACGTGGTGGTGATAACGCTTCTGCGCAGTTTTTACGTGAAATATCAAGCAGTGCTGACTTAAGCACAGCTAATAGCGCTTCTGCTACAATCTATATTGGTGGCACTACTGCACCTTATGTGTCTGCGTATATGCCTGCAGTTCACTTTAGCTACCCAGTAATATCTACAGAAGACATAATAAATTTATCTACTAGTTTCACAGCGCAAGAAACGTATCCCCGTGGTTGTGATGAACTTACTTTAGTTGCTACTCGTTTTGGTGCAGCTATTAGTGCCTTTACTACAGGCATCTGGGTTGATAGCGGTTTTTGGGGTGATACAGGAGTTTGGAGTGATTAATAATGGCAACATTTAATAACGGCGAATCAGGATTAAGCGTTCGTACAAAACTAAATAACGTAATGCAGCATGCAGACGGTACTGCTAGTACGCTAACTTTTAATGAAGCTGGTGCAGACGTAGATCTACGTGTCGAGGGTGTAGGACAAACTCACGCGCTATTCTTAGAGGCTAGCACCTCTAATATTGCAATTGGTACTGCAACTGCTAGCTCTAAGCTAACAGTTGCAGGTGATGTCAGCGCTACTGGCATTTCTACAGCTCTTACGACACGTGACACTACTACTCGTCGTTTAACCTCTCCAGGAGGTGGTAATAACGGTGTTGGAGGTATAGCTACAACTACTGGTGCTATTGCTATTACACTGCCTGTTGGTTATACTAGCCATATGGTTCGGTTTACTGTTAAAGTATTTGACTATGCTACTCAAGAAACTTTTGAGATTGTAATTGCTGGTTATAATCATACTGTAGGTCCTGGATGGGTTAACTGCAGTGCTTATATAGTCAGTAGTAACGCGACTGATCGTGACTTCACTGTACGTTTTGGTTTTAACGCTACTACCTCTAAATGTGTAGTATACGTAGGAGAATTAACTTCTACTTGGGGTTATCCACAAGTTAACGTTACAGATGCTCAGATTGGATATACAGCAACCGGAATAGCTGATTGGAGCGCTAACTGGGCTATTGGCTTTGAGGCAAGTGCATTCCAAAACGTAACAGTCACTCTCACTAATAATCGTGTAGGAGCACGTTTGACTGGTGCCGGGCAGCCTACTGCTGCCTTAACTGACGCAGGCGCTCGTAGCGATCTACTACGTCTATCTTCTAGCAATACTTCTGCTGGAGGCGGTGGTGGAATTGTTTTTACGACTCAACAAGCTGATACTGTAAACTCACTAGGTATGGCAGCTATTAAAGGCTTGCTTGTAAGTGGTACAACTAATACAACAGGTGACTTAGCATTTAGCACTCGTAACGCTGTTACTGATACAAACTTAACAGAACGTATGCGTATTACTAGTACAGGATTAGTAAGTATTACTGGTGGAGCTCTAGGTCGTGGTGGTGTAGTAACTAAAACCGCTTCATTTACTCTAGCCGCTAACGAAGACTGGATAATTTGTAACGGTACCGCTAGTATAGTAGTAACATTCCCTGCCGCCTCTGCATGGACTGGTAGAGAAGTTATGATTAAAAATATCGCAGCCTTTACAGTAGTCTCAGCTGGAACTAACGTAGTACCTATAAACAGTGCTACCGCAGGTACTGCTATTCTACCAGCTACTACAGGCAGCTGGGCTACATTAGTATCAGACGGTACTAACTGGGTTATAATGCAATCCTAAGGAGTATAAATGAGTAAGCAACCTCGTGATGACGGCAATGCCGCTATACCAGTTCTCAGCTATAAATATCATGGCGGCCAAAGCATTGCTTTCGGCGGAGCTTCAGTACGCAGTACTGAATTTGGCGGTTCCACACGTGTAGTATCGCTATATACTAATGAAGGTTGCTTTTTTGAGATTGGCGACTCTACTGTAGAATCTAACACTTCGAATTCTCACATACTTCCAGCAGGGGTTTATATAGATGTATCTCTAGGATCTGAGATTATTTCTACACAGAATCAAAAGTATATATCTGCAATTGGTTTAGACGGTAACGAAGGTATCTTATATATTAGCGAGCGTGTCTAATGAGTTTAATTACCAACTTAATATTATCTATTACAGCAATTAATCGTAAACTTCGCCCTGCCCCCCAACCGCAGGGCGAAGGATTTGATGTATTGCTCACTCAATCGGATGATGCTATAATTGCTCAAGATGGCAGATTTATAGTTCGCCAAACTGTACTATATGAACTAGAAACTCAAGATGGCTTACTGCTGTTAACTCAAGACGGTAAACAACTTGTAGTAGGATTCTAATGGCAAACGTAAAAATAACGCAGCTAGAGCATATATCTAGTTCTCAACTTGCACCAGAAGATGTTTTTGTTGTTGACGACGTATCTACGTTAGTCACCCGTAAACTCACACTTGCTAACCTAATACGTTATAGTGGCAATGCTCATGCAGTTCAATCAAACTTAACTTCATACATCACTATATCTACAGCTAACGCTGCTGCCCTAGCTAACTCAATAGCTAACTTTGGTAGCGGCGGTTTTGCGCTAAATATAATTGGCGATGCGGGTACAGATACTGTACAAGTTGGTGTTGACAGTTTAAGCTTTACAGGTGGTGTAGGTCTAAGCTCTTCCATAACTAATAACACTGTTATTTTTAATTTAGATAACACTGCGGTTGTATCTGGTACTTATGGTGGAGTTGGTGCTACAACTGTTGTACCTATCATAACTATTGATGCTCAAGGTCGTATCGTAAGCGCGTCTAATGCTAGCGTGAGTGTAGATCTTTCTGAAGTAGATTCTAGACTAGACAACGTTGAAAGTGCTATAGGCAACTTAATAAACGGTACTACAACCTTCACTGCTAATCTTACCGTAGCTGGAGAGGTATCAGCTAACAGATATAATGTATCTGGTTATGGCGATATAATCGACTCTACTGGTGCTTGGATTGGTCCGTCTAGTGGTCTTTTCGGATATACTGGTAGTGCTGGTATTAACGGTTTTACTGGTAGTGCAGGTAGTCTAGGTGTAGACGGCTATGCTGGTTCTGTAGGCTTTAGCGGATCTAAAGGCGATATCGGCTTTACTGGTAGTGCTGGTTTTGCAGGTAGTGTAGGCTTTGTTGGGTCTAAGGGTGATATAGGTTTTAGCGGTTCTCGCGGTGACCTAGGCTACACCGGCTCTCAAGGTGTTACGGGTTTTAGTGGTAGCTCAGGCGTACAAGGTGTTACAGGCTTTACTGGTTCTCGTGGAGATACAGGTTTTGTAGGATCGTTTGGTGCTACTGGTTTTGTAGGATCTCAAGGTGTTATAGGATTCAGTGGTAGCACTGGTTTTACAGGCTCTATTGGGTACAGCGGGTCAGTAGGATTTACTGGATCACAGGGCTCAACCGGTTTTGTTGGTTCTCGCGGAGATTTAGGCTATAGCGGTTCTATAGGTTTCACGGGTAGTCTTGGTGCCGTTGGTTTTACAGGATCAGTAGGTTTTGTCGGTTCTGTAGGCTATACTGGAAGTATAGGCTTTTCTGGAAGCCAAGGTAGAATAACTACGGATGCAGCAGTTCCTCCTACTTCTCCTTATCAAGGGCAAATCTGGTTTAATACTGAATCACTAAAGACCTATGTATACTATGATTCATTCTGGGTAGAGGTTGGCGGGTCTGAGCTAGGTACACTATATACTAGAAGCGGTTTTACTGCTACAACCTCTAGCATATCTAATAATAGTTCTACTAATATAAATATAACTGGATACAAAAGCTACGTACTAATGTCAGTAAGTACAAGCCACGCGTCTTGGGTACGTTTATACTGTGACCAAGCTTCTCGCACGGCTGACGAAAGCAGACCTATTTACACTGATCCACTAGCTGGATCTGGAGTTATAGCAGAGTTTATTACTACAGGTAATCAAACCATAAAAGTTACACCGTTTATTTTTGGTGGAAACATGGAAACAACCCCTACTGACGACTTATATATTAGAGTCACTAATTTATCTGGTAGCACTGCTGCTATAAGTGTTAGTGCTTTACTAACTAGATTGGAGATCTAACTAAATGGCTGTTACAACTAGAGAATACAGCGCTACTACTAGTAGACCAAAAGATATACTACAGAGTTTACATGACGCAATTACCGACTTAGGTTGGTTTGAGCCACAACCGCTAGGTTATCTATGTAACTTCACAAACACTCCTGGTTCTGTAATAGTAGCTAAGGCAAACGAACGTTATTTAGTAACTCCTTCAAGTACTACTGCTCCTAGCGGTACTGGGGCTGTATTTGATGTTCTTAGATCACCTGTAGGTGCGATTTCCACAGTAACTGCTGTTACCGGTGGTGCTGGATACTACGTAAGAGGTCAGATTAATGCAAGCAGTTCTGGTACTACTGTTACAGTACCAGACACTACTGGTATTAATCCTGGCATGGTTGTTACAAAACTGACTGGCGGTACTGGTGCGCTACAGACAAATACTGTAGTAGTTAGTATTACTAACTCTACTACTCTAGTCATTGATCAAACTCCAAGCACTCCTCTAAGCGGCGCAGCTTTACTTTTCTCTGATACAGTTACTATAGGAGCTTCTAGTATTGGCGGGTCTACTTACACAGTATCTGCTACTGGTACTTCCGGACAGACAACTGTTACAGTTGCAGATGCAACAAACGTATTTGTAGGCCAACGCGTAATAGGTACCGGCATAGGCTCCCTTGCAGTAGTAACTATTGTTACTGGTAACGTAATAACGCTATCTAAAGCAAACTTTGGAACAGTTTCTGGTAACATCACCTTTTCAGACGAAATACTTATAACTGTAACAGGTGTTGCTAATACTGAAGGTTTAACTGGTACTGCATCAGGTCTTACTATCACTAACGTAGCAAGCAACGCTAATATCTATGTTGGGGGTACAGTTGAGCTAACTGGTGGCACACCTACTTGGGATGCTTCTAATGGTAGAGTGATGATTGCTTCTATTGCCGGTACTGGTCCTTATACTATTACACTTAGAAATGACGAAAACACTTTTAAAGGTTTTACAAGCTCTGGTAATATAACTTTTAGAGTAGCGTCTGGAGCGACTGTTAACTGGTTCGAAGTAGATACCATTACTGCACCTCAGACCTACGCTTGGGCTGTGGGTAAGATTAAAAATGCCGCTAATAAAAAGCTAGGTGATACTTTCTGGTTATTCTATGTAGGCTATGGAACTGGTTTCTACAATAACATAGTTATGTATGCACGTCCGTTAACTGGATTTAACCCGTTAACAAACTCTGCTCAAGGCGTAGGTAGCTTAGATTGGCTTGGTGCAGCTGCTGCTACAACTATAACAGCCGCGCACTATGTGCAAACAGTTGCTTCTTCTGCTTTTGTACCGCACACACTGCGAACAAGACAAAGCGGGGTTGATGCTAACTTTGCTACTTTTGCTTTCTTTGAAGCTAATAACAATAAAAACCCATTCTTCTTATCTAAGTATAATACTAATCTACAGCCTTGGGACTTAGACGACGTATTTTTAGGCGGTATAACTGAAATAGCACAACTTTCAGTATACAACACAGCAGACGTTGGTATTCTTTTCAGAACTAGACTTAACTCACCAAAACGAATGGCAGAAACAGGTTATGGTAACTATAACCTTGTAGCAGCTGCCGCTTACACTAACACCTATTTTAGGTCTACTACAGGTAATAGACTACAGTTTGCTCCTGTTGCAGGGTATGGCGACTTAGCTTTATATAGTAGGCAGTTCGGTGATATACAAACTTCTGTAACTACTACTTACCCTGTATATACAACATTACCTGTTAACCCTCATTTCCTACCTGTGCCTTATTATTTACCCAATGACTTTGTTCTAATAGAATTACCTTGGCTAAACGCAAATATTAGAGATACAATTACAATAAGCCCAAGTGAAATTTATACTATAGTTCAGGTTGCTACTAACCAGAGCAGCTTCACATCATTGGCTCTTGCCGCTAGGACAACTTAATAATGAATTTTGATGGAAACTTCACAATAACTGTCTCTGATAGTAATGGTAGGGGTTTAGTAGTTGCTAACTCTAACACAGGCACAAGTAGTTATTTACAAAATTTAACAGGTAGCGGTACTCAAGTTAGTGTACCGCTTAACATCAGACCTAGTTCTGGACAAACCTATCCGAGAAATACATAAATGCTAAGATGGAACGCTAATTTTCAAATACCAAACTCAGGTACTCAGTCTGCCTGGGTATATCTATATGCTGACACAGATGAAAGCATAGCCACTCTAAGCTTTTATCCCGAAGACACTAAAACAAATCTCATATTTAAAAAAGATATAGAATATAAAGCCGAATATGGAGATATATATACTTATCTCTTAACTCTGGCAGAGTATGAGCATTACGAAAGAGTTAGTTAATGGCTGCTTATGATTTTCCAAATAATCCAACAATAGGCGATAGAGTAACAGTCGGTACGCAAACACGCGAATGGACTGGTACAGTATGGGCTTTAGTACCTACGTTAGTAACTGGGCCTACTGGCTATACAGGCTCTACAGGCTTTGTTGGTTCTAGGGGATCAAGCGGTTTTACAGGTTCAATAGGTTTCACTGGTAGTGTTGGCGTTACTGGTGCAACAGGTTTTGCAGGATCTGTAGGTTCTCAAGGAACTTTAGGATTTAGCGGGTCTGTTGGATTTACTGGCTCTGTTGGTACTTCCGGCAGTGTAGGTTTTACTGGTTCTAAAGGTGATGCTGGTACTAGCGGTTTTACAGGTTCTAAAGGCGATAGCGGCTTTAGTGGTAGCATAGGATCCACAGGCTTTACTGGTAGCACAGGATCCCAAGGAGCTACAGGTTTTACTGGTTCTAAAGGTGATTTAGGTAATACTGGTTTTACTGGGTCTGTAGGCGCTCAAGGCCTTACAGGCTTTACAGGTTCTATAGGCTCTCAAGGCGCTACAGGTTTTTCGGGTTCTAAAGGTGATATAGGTACTACCGGCTTTACAGGCAGCGTAGGCTCACAAGGTACTACTGGCTTTACAGGCTCCAAAGGTGATATAGGTTTTAGTGGCTCAGTAGGTGCCCAAGGCGTAACTGGTTTTACTGGTAGTTTAGGCTCTCAAGGTACAACTGGCTTTACTGGTTCTACTGGTACTCAAGGTACTACAGGTTTCACAGGATCTCAAGGCGTAACTGGATTTACAGGTTCTAACGGTGTTTCCGGTTTTACAGGATCAGTTGGTTTTGTAGGCTCTAGAGGTCAAGACGGAAGTTTTGGCGGAGCAACATTTGATTATACTTTTGACACAGCTACAACATCTAGTGATCCAGGTGTAGGCAGATTAAAATTTAATAATGCTACGTTGTCTACAGCTACATCTTTATTTATAGACGCAACTAACGACGCGTCAACTGATATTTCTACCTTCCTTAACACTATAGATGACAGTACAAGCACTATTAAAGGACACTTTAGGGTATCAAAGAAATTTGATGCAAATACTTTTGCGTTGTACACTATAACAAGTCTTACAAATAACACTGGTTGGTTTACTGTTGTGTGTAGCTATGTATCCGGTAACGGAACATTTGCCAACAATGATGATATACTTATAACCTTTGCTAGAACTGGTGACAAAGGTGATACAGGTTTTACAGGCTCTACTGGTATTCAAGGCGTGGCTGGTTTTACTGGAAGTGCTGGGTTTACAGGATCACTCGGAAATACAGGATTTACGGGGTCTGTAGGTGCTCAAGGGGTTACTGGGTTTACAGGCTCTATAGGCGCTACTGGTTTTAGTGGCTCTGTAGGTTCTCAAGGAGTTACAGGTTTTACAGGCTCTGTAGGCGCGCAAGGAGTAACGGGTTTTACTGGTAGTGTAGGATCACAAGGTACTACCGGCTTTACTGGGTCTGTAGGTGCTCAAGGGGTTACTGGGTTTACAGGTTCTACTGGTAGTCAGGGTACAACTGGTTTTACTGGATCTAAAGGTGATGTAGGTACTACTGGTTTTACCGGCTCTAAAGGTGATCTAGGTAATACAGGATTTACTGGCTCTGTAGGTGCTCAGGGTGTAACAGGGTTTACTGGTTCCGTAGGAGCTACAGGTTTTAGCGGCTCTATAGGATCAACTGGATTTACTGGTTCTCAAGGAACTCAAGGTGTTACTGGCTTTACTGGTTCTCAAGGTATCCAAGGTACTACAGGTTTTTCTGGTAGTATAGGATCAACAGGATTTACCGGTAGTGTAGGTTTTCAAGGTGTTACTGGCTTTACTGGGTCTGTAGGTTTTCAAGGTGTTACTGGCTTTACTGGGTCTGTCGGTTCACAAGGTAATACAGGTTTTACAGGGTCTGTCGGTTCACAAGGTACTACAGGTTTTACAGGTAGTGTAGGTTCTCAAGGTATACAAGGTACTACTGGCTTTACTGGTAGCGTAGGATCTCAAGGTACTACTGGCTTTACTGGGTCTGTAGGTATACAAGGTACTACTGGCTTTACAGGGTCTGTAGGTATTCAAGGTACTACTGGCTTTACAGGGTCTAAAGGTGATGTAGGTACTACTGGCTTTACAGGGTCTAAAGGTGATGTAGGCACGACTGGCTTTACTGGCTCTATAGGTTCTCAGGGTACTACTGGCTTTACAGGTAGCGTAGGTGCTCAAGGAACAACCGGGTTTACAGGTAGCGTAGGCTTTGCTGGCTCTGTAGGTACAACTGGGTTTACTGGTTCCTTTGGTAATACTGGTTTCAGTGGTTCCCAAGGTGTGTCCGGATTTACTGGCTCACAAGGAACTCAAGGTGTTACAGGGTTTACAGGTTCTAAAGGTGATGTTGGAACAACAGGTTTCACAGGCTCTGTAGGTTCTCAGGGTACAACAGGATTTACTGGTAGTGTAGGTTCCCAAGGTACAACCGGCTTTACAGGTAGCGTAGGTTCTCAGGGTACTACGGGCTTTACAGGTAGCGTAGGATCACAAGGCGTAACCGGATTTACTGGTAGCGTAGGTTCTCAAGGCACTACTGGCTTTACCGGTAGCGTAGGTTCTCAGGGTACTACAGGCTTTACAGGTTCTGTAGGATCACAAGGTACTACCGGCTTTACTGGGTCTGTAGGTTCTCAAGGTGTTACAGGATTTACGGGTTCTGTAGGCGGAACAGGGTTCACTGGTAGCGTTGGTTTTGCAGGATCAGTAGGCTCACAAGGTGTAACAGGATTTACAGGTTCTCAAGGCGTAATAGGTTTTAGCGGTTCTATTGGTAACTTAGGTAACACAGGTTTTACAGGATCTGTAGGCGGTCTTGGTTTCTCTGGTAGCGTAGGTTCTCAAGGTACTACAGGTTTTACCGGCTCTGTAGGATTTACAGGTTCTTCTGGTAACCAAGGTACTACTGGCTTTACAGGTAGCGTAGGATCTCAGGGAACTACTGGCTTTACAGGCTCTGTAGGTTCTCAAGGTACTACTGGCTTTACAGGTTCTGTAGGCTCACAAGGTACTACTGGATTTACAGGGTCTGTTGGTCTTGTAGGCTTTACAGGTTCTATAGGTACCGTAGGCTTCACCGGTAGTGGCGGTACTGGATTTACTGGTAGCGTAGGCGCTGCAGCAACTGTAGTATGGTCAAGAAAGACTGCAAACTATACTGCTGTAACAGGAGATTCTATAATAGCAGATACTAGTGGTGGAACATTTACTATCACTTTACCTGCTTCTCCTGTATTAGGTAGCTTAGTTACTGTAGCAGATGGTGCCAATTGGTCTATAAATCCCTTGACTATTTCTAGAAATGGAAATACAATTGAGGGACAAGCTCAAGATTTCCTACTAGATATTAAAAATGTTAAAGTAGATTTTGCGTATGATGGCAGCACATGGCAACTTTATTCTTCTGTAGGCGCTCAGTATAACTCTGAGCAAGCTGTTATAGCTTTAGCAGCTTCTATGGCAATTGCTCTAGGCTAACTTATATACTATTAAACAAAGGAAACAATAATGACAAAAACTTTAATAAGAGACTACGTGTTTTCTCCAGGAGTTGCAGGTGCTGGTACTATTAAAATACCTGGAAGGTACACGCTAGATCAACTTCTTATTATTACTAACACTACAAGTAATGTAGCTCTATACAACTTTGCTTCTAACATCTATACAGGTACTACTGCAACTTTTAATGCAGGAAATGATGCTGTTAATTTTCCAACTATATCACAGAGAGAAGACGGTTACACAGTAATAACTCTTTCTATTAATACTGCTGGTATGACAGCTAATGATAAGTTACAGATATATGTAAATAGAACAGATGCTGCTACTAAAATTCGTCCTTGGGACTTTGGCACGGATGCTATCGAGCGTATGCGTGTATCGAACCCAGAATCGCTAATCGATGCTGACTTTGAGTACGGCATTCAGCCTACTAAATGGGCAGGATACGGTACTGTTCGGGGCTATCCTTCTGGCTATGAATTACCTGGAGTAGACTTAATAGTTACTGCTGTGACTACTGATTGGACTACCACTAGCACAACAAACAGTCTCATCACTGTTACTACTTCTGTAGCTCACGGTATAATCGCAGGTCAAGTTATTAATATATCAGCTTTGAATTCGGGTATATCAGGGTTTAGTAGAGCTGATGGTACGTTCATTGTTAACTCTGCCCCTACCACGACTACTCTTACATATTTTGCCAGAGGTGTAGTAGGTACTGCAAACGGTCAGTCTTTATTCACTGATGCCACCGTTATGAAACGTGGCGCTCTTTACACTGGTTCATCCATTCCAGTCGCGTCTGCTACAAGTAACGGTGCAAACCCATCTGTAATTACTTTGAATTTCACTAACCCTCATGGATTAGTTCCTGGTACTGCTATTCACTCTATCGTTGCTTCTGGTACTAACGCTGCGCTAGCTTCTGGTCCCTTTGTTATTACGAGTGTTCCAAGCTTAACCTCACTAACTTATACAGCAAGAGGCGGTGGTGTTGTCGCATCTCCTGCTACTGTTACGTTATATGCGTTTACTAACTCTACAATCGTACATAGACCACAAGACGGTGGAGTTATTTTATCTACTAAGACTCCTACATATGGTGCAACAGTTGCTAGACAGAGTAAAAGATACTTTCGTTATCAATCCGGTAAAGGTTTTCTCTGGTCAACTGGTACACTATTTAGCCCAAACTATGATATTCGTAGTATAACTGCCTCAGGAACAACTATCGGATCTACAATTACTGTTACGACTGATGATATAGATCACGGTTTACAGGCTGGAGCAGTTATAGAACTAGCTGGATCAACAACTTCTGGTTATAATGGTCAATACACCGTAGCATCTATAGTGAGCGATTACGCATTTACAGTTACGGCCACAAGCGTACTTGGAGCAACTACTGCAGTACTAAACATTACTCCAAAAGTGTATGTAAAAACATGGGACGGAGCAGCAGTTAGAGCTGGATTATTTGATGAGCAGAATGGCTTATTTTGGGAGTATGATGGGCACATACTGTCTGTAGTAAAACGAAATGCTACTGCACAAATAAGTGGAACAATGAGTGTAACACAAAACTCTAATGCTGTAACAGGATCAAGTACTAGATTTACTCAACAGTTGCGTGCAGGTGATAGAATAGTTATTCGTGGAATGACTCATCATGTAGTACAAGTAGTAAGTGATACTTCCATATTCGTGTCTCCAGATTACAGAGGTGTTAACGCTTCTGGCGTAAAAGGTAACATAATTCAAGAAACAAGAGTTAGACAAGAACAATTCAATATTGACACAGTTGATGGGACCGGTCCAAGCGGCTTTAATATGAATACAAGCAAGATGCACATGGTAGGCCTGCAGTATTCTTGGTATGGTGCCGGTTTTGTTGATTTTATGGTACGAGGCAGTGACGGTAACTGGGTTTTTGTACATCGCATGAAAAATAACAACGTTAACGATGAAGCTTATATGAGATCGGGTAACCTACCAGTTCGCTATTCAATTGAAAACGATAGCCCCGTAACTGCATTAACTTCTGCAATTAATAACTCAGTTACATCAATTCCAGTTGCAGCATTAGAACACTACCCAACTGCTGGTATATTATATATAGATAATGAGCTTATTAGCTATACAGGTAAATCAGCAGCAAGCGGGCCTGGTAACTTTACCGGAGCAACTCGTGCAGCAACACTAACTCAATGGCAAGCAGGTACACTATCTAGCTTTACAGCTGGTGCTGCAGCGAGCCATACAGCAGGCACTGGAATAATTTTAGTAAGTAATACTTGTTCTCCTACTCTAAGTCACTGGGGTTCTGCGTTAATTATGGATGGTGGTTTCACAAGAGATCGTGGGTATATTTTTAACTATCAACGCACTGGGCTAAGCCTTACAACATCAAACCAAACCGCATTCTTGATCCGTCTGGCGCCTTCTGTTTCAAACAGTCAGGTTGGAGGGCTAGGGGTAAGAGACCTACTAAATCGTTCTCAATTGCTTCTACAAGCTGTAGGTGCTGCGGTTTCTGGCGGCACAAACCCAGGTGCCTGCATTGTAGAGGGTGTTTTAAATCCTAAAAACTTTGGATCAGCAACATGGTTTCCGCTAAATACTGAATCAGTGGGTGGCCAACCAAGTCTTGCTCAAGTAGCTACAGCAGTAACCTGGTCTGCAGGAACCTTTGCAGTACCTGGTGAGCAAGTATTTGCGTTTGCAGCTCCTTCCTCAGCTTCTGGCTCGGTTAACGATAGATTAGATCTTTCAGAACTTAAAGAACTGACTGGTGCACCACTAGGTGGTGATTTTCTATATCCAGACGGTTCTGATATTCTAGCGATCAATGTTCGTCTAACTGCTGGTACCGGTACTGGACACATTCTTCTTCGCTGGGCTGAAGCACAGGCGTAATTAGGAGTATAGATGACAACATCATTAAGTACGTTTTTAAGTGGAACTTATATAGGTTATACTGGCTCAGTAGGTGCTGGCTTTACTGGGTCAGTAGGATTTGTTGGGTCTACAGGATCTTTAGGCTTTACAGGATCGGTAGGAGCTGGTTTTACAGGCTCAGTAGGTTTTGTAGGGTCAGTAGGATTTGTAGGTTCTTCTGGTACAGGCGGAATAACAACAGGTAAGTCTATAGCAATGGCTATAGTTTTTGGATAATAGGAGAATAAAGAATGGTAGCACCTAACGTAGTTGGAGTTACATCCATATTAGGTAAAACAGATGTTCAATCAATAGGTCTTAGCGCTACAGCTATAACCACTTGTGCAACTGATAAAGTATATAAAATTAATTCACTAATAGTATCAAATATCGACGGAGTCAACACAGCAACAGTTACAGTAGACTTGTTTAGATCTAGTGTATCGTACGCAATTGCTAGTACTATAGCAGTTCCCGCCGATACAACTCTCGTTGTAATATCAAAAGATATGGGAATATATTTAGAAGAAGGTGACGCTATCAGATGTTTAGCTAGTGCAACAGGTGATTTACAAGCTCTATGCTCTTATGAAATCATTGATGATGCGTAAGGTGTAACATGGGTTATAGAGATAATGGTGGGATAATTGGTAGTGCTTTAACCTATGTACGAGGCGATACCGCAGCAGATTACTATATAAATACAGGATCTACAGTAGCAGCTATTCAGTATGTTGGAGGTATCTCTGCTGGTACTTTAGGTGCTACCACTGACTACACAGTAGGACTAACTGCTCTTGAGGGTGGAATTGCTTCTGCCCCACAATACGGGGATTTAATTATAGTTGCTGTAGAACGTAGTGGTAGTGCTAATAAAGCTTATAACATCGCTGGCTTCACACAGATTGCTGATTTATACGCTAATGATATTCAGGATTCTAACTTTCATGTAGGCTATCTTATTTGTCCGATCATACCGCCGACACTTGTTACTTTTACAGGTGGATCTGGTAATGGAAATGACGGCATGGCAGTAATTATACAAGTATTTAGAAATGTTGATCAAACTACTCCACTAGATGTAACATCAACAACCTTTATTGCCGCCGACACGGCTATAGTAAATCCCGCAGCAATTACGCCTGTTACTTCTGGGGCAATTATAGTTGTTGCTGGTGGTGCATCTCATGATGCTACCGCTGGCGGAGCTTTTACTGCAAACTATCTTACAAACTTTCGTACAACTAATACCGTTGCTTTAGTGGAAACTAATGATGCTACGGTAGGAATGGGCTATGTTGCATGGACTAGCGGTGCTTACGACCCAGCAGCCTGGACATTTGATGGTACTGGAGGAACTCCACTAAACTGGTCTCATAGCGCAGTTACAATGGCTATCCGTCCTGGACCAACTATTACTGTTGTTGGTAAAAAAAATTCTGGTATATGGGGGCTTGAAGCTGTCGTCAATTCTATATTAACAGACGTACAAGGACAACAAGAATATATCTCAGCTTCTGGCGCATTTACTTTTACTGTACCAGCAGGTGTTACTCAAGTCAGTGCCGTATGTATTGGTGGCGGTGGAGGCGGTTCTGGTGGAGAAGTTGGAAGAAACCAAGGCATGGGCGGCGGCGGCGGTGGCGGCTTAGCTTATGGAACATTTGCTGTCACACCAGGAGAGACTCTAAACATTACAGTAGGCGCAGGTGGTACCTCTAGTGCTGGTAACGCAGGCGGTAACGGCGGAGCTTCTACTATTGTAAGAGGTGCAACTACCCTTCTTTCCGGCGGCGGCGGTGGTGGTGGACCTTTCCGTTCTACTGCTGGTGGCGGTGTAGGTACTAGCACTGGTACTGCTCGCATCTCTGGTGGTCAGGGTGGTACTGGTGGTGGTGCTACTAGTAACGATGCTGGCGGTGGTGGCGGAGGTGCTGGTGGCTATTTAGGCAATGGCGGAGCTGGCGGTGGTAACGGTGCAGGAGCCAGTAGCAGTGGCGGTGGTGGTGGCGGCGGTCCATCTACTAATCGTGGTCAAGGATTTGGTGGTGGCGGTGTAGGAGTATTCGGTGCAGGAGCAAACGGCACTGGCGGCACTAATACAAATTTGCTAGTTACTGTTGCCACTATTACTCCTGTTGTATACAATGGGTTGTCCGGCACTAACATAAGCGGTACTGGTACTGGTGCTACATTTAACATCACAAAACTATCTACAACATACACTGCAACTATAGCCGGTGGAGGTACTGGCTATGCAGTAGGCAACCAAATTAGAATACTGGGTACTGCCGTAGGCGGTGCTACTACTGCTAACGACGTAACATTAACTGTATCTACAGTTTCAGCCGGTGTTATAACTGCAGTTACCGTAGCTGGTACTTCTGCTGGCGGGCCTATAGCAACAGTCACTAGACTAGGCGGTACTCTAACTAACTATACAGGTACAGTTATCAATTCAAGCACGTCTGGTGTAGTCGTTACAAACACGTCAGGAGGTACTGCTCCTGATACAACTTGGTCTTTTTCTATTAGTGGTACAGCCGGTAGTGCTCCCACTATCACTATTAGTAACGGTGGTAACAACTTTGCTGTTAATGATACAATCTTTATACCTTATACTGCGCTAGGTCAACCAGAACCTACTGCTACTGGCGGTTCTGGTGGTGGTAACGGTACTAATAGTGCTGCAGGCTTATATGGCGGCGGTGGCGGTGCACAAGATGATGATACAAGCGCTGCAGGTCTTCCTGGTGGGCGTGGCGCAGTTCGCATAATTTGGGGTTCTAATTTTAGTTACCCGTCTAATGCGCCTGCCAATATTGTTTCAGAAACAAATTTACGTGGCATACGTCGACTAACTTCGTTAGTTTAATATTTAGGAGACTCATTTTGTTATACTCTCATAATGGTAATTACCCAACTACATTACCGAATAGAATACGGTTATCGAACGGTATGGTTAGAACTGATTCTAGCACGTTTACCGTTGACGAAATTGCTGATGCAGGATATGTAGCGGCTGATAACCCACCAGATATTACATATCCAGAAGTGTTAGATTGGGTTGATAATGCTTGGCTTGTTAGACAGCCTAACCAGTCTGAGCAAGACGCACTATGGATCACAATACGTGCAGAGTGTCTACGACTGCTCGCAGAAAGTGATTATAAAGTTTTAAAAGCTTATGAGGCAGGTACTCCAGTTCCTGCTGATTGGGTTAGCTTTAGACAAGAGCTAAGAGATATCTACAATAATGTAGACAACTTAAACCCTTACTTTATTATCTGGCCTGACCAGCCTGCATAAACGCTTTAAGAAAGTTATGGTAAAAGCTACTATCTGTGTTATAATGCTATTATAATTATGGAACAAGTATGAAAATAGCTATTATAGATTTATTAGGTTTAACCTATGATGGAAATACCCTTAATAACCGCGGACTCGGTGGCTCTGAGTCCGCGGTTATTCTTATGTCTAGCGAACTAGCAAAGCTAGGCTATGATGTAACTGTATATTGCTCATGTATTGATTCTGAGGCAAAACCCGGAATATATGACGGTGTACGCTATATTGATCACTCACAGCTTGATGCTAGTGAACAGTATGATATAGCTATAGCATCACGCACAGTACAGCCATTTAGAGCCTCTAACCCTTATGCAGCACTCGTAATGCGTGCACAGTATAGAGTGCTATGGATGCATGACACATTTACTGACGGTGATCAAGATTTAGAAGCTATGGTTGTAAGCGGGTTTATAAATCGTATCTTTACTCTTAGCGACTTTCACACAGTCTACGCTACAAATTGCGATCACGGAGCGCGGCGTAATTTTGAAATGCTTAAGCCGTACATATTCCAAACTCGTAATGGAGCAGTTAAGCATATAGCTGATGTAGATGTTAGTGCTAAAGATCGTAATCTTTTTGTGTACAATGCTAGTGCAACCAAAGGACTCATACCATTAGTTCGTAACATTTGGCCACGAGTTAAAACTGCAATTCCTGACGCTAAGTTGATCTGTATAGGTGGGTACTATCGCTTTCGTGAAGGTGCTGAACCTGACGAACAAGAACGTACAGTGCGTGACTTAGTAAACGATAAGAACCTTGCAGCATTAGACGTGCAGTTTACTGGTGTTATTAAGCAGAGTGAGATTGCTCGCATTTTAGCTAATGCTAGCTTTATGCTATACCCTACAGCTTTTCCTGAAACATTTGGAATTAGCTCACTAGAGTCGCTACTATATCGTACTCCTATTATCACTGCACGATTTGGGGCGTTAGAAGAAACAGCAATTGATAGCGCTTGTTATAAGCTGCCTTACTCTACAACTCCAAATTCACTATTTCCACGTATTGACGAACGTGCTCAAGCTATTGCTTTTGTAGAAGAGACACTACGTGCATACTATAATCCTTATCTGCTGCAACAAAAACAACATGCTTGTGCTGTAGTAGACGACATTCACTCTTGGGATACTGTCGCACTACAATGGCACCAACACTTCTACCGCCAGTTTAAGCTTCCGCTACCTGTAGATACTTATAGAGCTGTAACTCGTATTAACTCTAAAGTTGCTCGTATCTTTGGTAGACGCTTTAGTAATGAAGAGAGCACTAAAACGTATAGTAGCTATGGTCCAGAACGTCGTATAGTAGTAATCTCACCCTTTTATAATGCTGAATTGTACATTAAACGCTGTATAGATTCGGTAGCACAGCAAGATTATGACAACTATGTTCATTATCTAATCGATGACGTATCTACTGATCAGTCTTACCTTGCAGCACTTAATGCTATAGAAGCACTACCTCGATCTATAAAGCATCGTTTTAGACTAATGTCTAACGAGACTAAACAGTACGCAATTGGTAATCAGTTCTATTGTTTTGGTAAAACACAGCCAGAAGATATAGTAATGTTGCTTGATGGCGATGATTGGTTAGTCTCTAATAACAGCATATTTAAGTTTTATAATGATATTTATGCTCAAGGCTATGATTTTACCTATGGATCTATGTGGAGTTTAGCAGATAACATTCCTCTAGTAGCTCAGCAATACCCTTCTAACATAGTTAAATCTAAAACTTACCGCTCTCATAAGTTCAATTGGGGCATTCCTTACACTCATTTGCGTACTACACTAGGAGTCCACACACATTCTCTAGAATCTGCGCAGTATAAGCGCAATGAAAAATGGTTTACAGCTGGTGCGGATAACCCACTTTTCTATGATTTAATTGAGCGCAGTAACAACCCACTCGCGGTACAAGAAATTGTATGCAATTATAACGACCTAAACCCTATAAATGATTACAAAGTTAATAGCTTTGATCAAAAACTTAACTCTAGGACCTAAAATATAATGTTTTCAGTAGTAACTTTAACCATGTGGCGTTGCTTAGACGTATTTCAACGCGCACTAGATGGTTATATCGCACACCCATTAGTAGAAGAGATACTAATAGTCAATAACGATGTAGCAAAAACGCCTGATTGGCCGCAACTTAAGCATCCTAAGGTTCATATGCTTGATCAGTCGCATAATATTAAGGTAAATCCTGGATGGAATTTAGGCGTAGCACTAGCTAAAAACGATAAACTGTGTATTGCTAACGATGATATTGAGTTTGACACACGTTTATTTGATAAAATATATCATAGAGTTGTTCCAGAACTTGGAGCACACGGAATTATTACTGGAGAAGCTCATTTTAATCAACCGCCTACAACTGACGGCAGCATTAGTTTTATAAAATGGAGCCCTGGTGACATAATTCATTGCTTTGGTCAGCTTATGTTTGTGCACAGAGCTAACTGGATACCTATTAGAAGTGAATTGCAAATTTATTTTGGTGATGATACGATTTTCCATTATCATTTATATAAGGGATTAGATAACTACCTAATATATAATATCAACTTCTACTCTCCGATGGCTGCTACTACCAGTGACAAGACACTTACTGCGGGAGCACACGATAGAGAACTACCGTTCTACCAAGAATGGGCTACTAGATATCCAATAGACTATGCTCGCTTTACTAAACCTAAGCGTATACTAATTGCTATTCCTACTAATCGCAATATTGAGGCTGAAACTTTTAAGTCTATATATGATTTAGATATTCCTGCTGGTTATACTGCTGATTTTCAGTTCTTTTATGGCTATCAAGTAGATCAAGTACGTAATCTTATTGCAGAGTGGGGTAAACGCTATGACTATCTATTCTGTGTAGATAGTGATATTGTGTTACCCGTAGACACACTAAGCAAGTTTATTAGTGCTGGTAAAGATGTTATAAGCGGTTTGTATATACAACGCAAGCCTGATCAACATATTTTAGAAATATATAGAGATGTAGACGGTGGTGGTGTTGCTAATATTGATTATGAACTGCTACGCGATAAAGGTGTTGTTGAAGTAGCAGCTTGTGGCTTTGGGTGCTGCTTAATCAACTCTGAGGTACTACGTACCATGCCTTATCCGCACTTTGTATATAAGTCAGCACTAAACCACGCAAACACCTTTAGTGAAGATATATACTTCTGTATACAAGCTAGACGTTATGGTTTTAAAGTTTGGGCTGATACTAGTGTACAATGTGACCATATCGGTTCGACTCGTTTTGTTGTTCATAAAAAGAGCGTTCTTGAGCAAACCGCTGAAAAAGATATGCTCCCTGCAGAGCACGCACAGTATCTAAAAACAATGAAAGCTGCTCCTAAAGTTGTATATGATATTGGGGCCTGCGTACTGCACTGGACTAGAAAAGCTAAAGAAGCTTGGCCTGATGCATCTTACTATCTATTTGATGCTACAGAATCAGTTAAGCCTTTTCACATTCGTTCTGGTCTACCGTGGTATAATGGCGTGCTAACTGACAGCGATAATAAGATTGTAGAGTTTTATGAAAACCTAGATCATCCTGGTGGTAACTCTTACTATCGTGAAAATTCTGGCGCATATAATGATAGCCATAAGCAATTGAAGACGGGCTATACGCTAGATACTATTGTAAAAAGCAATAACTGGCCGCTACCAGATTTAATAAAGATGGATGTACAAGGCGCAGAACTAGATATATTAAAAGGCGCCGCTACTTGTTTAAGCGCTTGCACAGATGTTATACTTGAAGCGCAGCATGTAGACTATAATACTGGTGCACCTAAGATACAAGACATTATATCGTATATGTCTACAATAGGATTTGAGTTAGTAAGTAACTTTACAAAAGGTAATGTAGATAGTGATTACCATTTTAAGAAAGCTAACATAAATACTTGCGTTTAAATTTTTGGACTTTTTTACTGCATTTGTTATACTAATACAGATGCAGTAAATATCATTTACTGTATACTTAGTTTTCGCGAAGACTATAGGTGAATTATGGAAACAAGTAGAGAGCTAGATCAAATTAGATCTGAGCTTAATAGTCTTCATGAGCGTACTAACAATAACAGAACTGCGTTAGCCACTCTTGAAGGTGTAAATGAGCAAAGATTTGACCACATATTAGCCTGTTTAGAAACTATGAGAAAAGAAATGGAAGCACAGAATGCAGCAATTTCTTCACTACAGTCTCTAGCAACTGAGGGCAAGACCTCATTAAAAACCTTGCTTTGGGTTGGTGGTTTTATAGCCAGCTTAGTAGCCTTTTTTGTTATGATGTACGACACACTACCTAAATGAGTTCACAGTTTTTTAAGTTACCAATTGATAAGCTACTTCAACGTTTGCCAAACGCTGTAACCTTCAATGAAGGTCAACGAGCTATGGTTGAAGGACTAAATAGTAAACGTTTTTGGGTTCACATAGCGGGCCGTCGTACAGGTAAATCCTATGCGGCGGCCTTGCTTGCTTTTGCAAAGCTGCTAGAGCCAGGTCAACAAGTAATGGTTGTAGCCCCTAACTTTACCCTATCATCAATTATTTGGGATTATGTTACTGACTTAATTAAGCAAATGAATATCGAGGTTGATAAGTTCAACCAAAAAGATAAAGTAGTAAAACTAATCAATGGTTCGATTTTTCGCTTACTGTCTGCTAATAACCGTGATTCTCTAGTTGGTCGTGCTGCTAATTTACTTATCATCGACGAAGCTGCAATTATTCCAGACGACGAATACTTCTTGCGAGACTTGCGTCCTGCGCTTTCTACCTTTACAGATTCGCGTTGTCTATGGATTTCTACTCCTCGAGGTAAAGGTAACTACCTATACAATTATTATATGCGCGGCCAAAATCACGAAGAATTTCCTGAATGGGGCTCAGCTATTTATACATGGCGTTCTAACCCAAGACTATCAGAAAAAGATATTGGCGAAGCTAAAAAGACTATGACGCGCGCACTATTCTTACAAGAATATGAGTGTGAGTGGACTACTACAGAGAGTCAAATCTACGAATATATTGATGAAGAGAAGCATAAAGGTGACTTCCAAACTAGAAAGTTTGTTGAGGTAATAGCCGGGCTTGACGTAGGTTATCGAGATGAAAATGTATTTGTAGTAATAGGTTTTGATGGCGAAAGATACTATATAATAGACGAATATATATCTAAAGAATCTACTACTTCAGAACTAGCCTCTGTAATCCAAGAAAAAATAGAAGAATGGCGCATAGACACCATTTATATTGATAGTGCTGCTCAACAAGTAAAAGCTGACTTTGCTTATGATTACGATATTTATTGTGAAAACGCTATTAAGTCAGTAAATGATGGAATTAGTTTTGTACAAACAGTAGTTGAGCACGATAAGCTATTTTTTGATAATGATGGCGGGGCACATACTTTTCACGCAATGGCTTCATATAAATGGAACCAGTCAACTGATATCCCAAAGCCTGTACACGATTGGGCATCTCATCCTTGTGATGCTGTACGCTACGCTATATACACTCATCATAAGATGAGTTCAATATCAATTTATAATTAAATATTTGGACAGTTTTAACAATTTTATGTAAAGTAGATTAATGACTGATTTAAAAAGGTTACCAGTTAAGTACATTAGGGACTATATTAAAAAAGATTATAAGTTGCGAGACTGCTGTTACATATGCAGCTCTGCCGATCTTTTAGAGTTACATCATTTATATAGCGTAAGTGAGCTATTTAATCAATGGTGTACAAAGAATAACATTAAGAATATAAGCACAGAAGAGCAAATGTTTTCTATTAGAGTAACATTTGCAGAAGAGTGTAAAGCAGAGTTAGATAATGCTAATTTATTTACTCTGTGTTCTGATCACCATAAAAGGTTACACAACATATATGGTCAGACATATCCTAATTTTATGGCACCTAAGATAAAAAACTGGATACAAATACAAAAGGATAAACATGGTAACTAAAGAAGTACCGCAGTGGCGCCAGTGGGTGTCTGAAAAACTAAACCCTGCACAACCGTCTATTGCTTCTTTGGAGCCTTATGCTTCTCCAGAGACTATAGTTGAATATCAACAAGCTTATAGAGATATTGAGATTATTCATCGCTCTATAGACATGATTATTAATGCTTGCGTTGAAATTCCTTTAGTAGTTGAGGGCGCTGGCCCCGCAAAAAAAGTAAATAAACTACTTAACGTAAAACCAAATCCTTTTGAGGATAGAGTGCGCCTGTTTAGACGTGCTTTTTTGGATTTTATATTAGACGGCAATGCCTTTTTCTATTATGACGGTGAGAGCCTATTCGTACTACCTGCAAATGATGTTGAGGTAGTACCTGACGAAAAAACTTTCGTATCTCACTATAACTATTTAGTATCTAATCAACGTTCTTCTGATTATTTTGGCTATGCCAAGCAGACTAGAAAATCACAAGCAATACGTTTTGAGTCTAACGAAATTATACATATCATGGCTGAAAATGACGAATCAATCTTTAGAGGAGTGTCTAAACTTAAGCCAGCTCTTCGTTTGATTGAGTTATATTACTACATGATTAATTTCCAGCGTCAGTTCTTTAAGAATAACGCGCTACCTGGTTTTGTACTTACTACAGATAATATTCTATCTAAGCGTGTTAAAGAAAGACTATTAGAAGCATGGCGTTCTACTTATACCACAATTTTTGATGGTGCTAGAAACCCTGCTATTTTAGACGGCGGTTTAAAGATTGATAGGTTCTCAACTGTAAATTTTGAACAACTAGACTTTGAAGGTTCAGTAGAACGCATACAACAGGATATGTCTAAAGCTTTAGGTGTACCATATGTATTGCTTAAGTCTGGTAATAATGCTAATATTGATGCAAATCAAAAGTTATTTTATCTGCATACGATATTACCTATCTTAAACCAATTTACTAGTGCATTTACGCACTATTTTAATAACAACATAGTAATAAGACCAGATAGATTATCTGTACCGGCATTACAGCCTGACAATAAAACACAAGCTACCTACTATTCAACACTAGTCAATACGGGAATTATAACCCCAAATGAGGCTCGTGAAGGATTAAGATTTGCAAAACTTGACGGACTTGATACAATAAGGATACCACAAAATATTACAGGAAGCGCAACTGACGCGACCCAAGGTGGTAGACCGGTAGATTCAGAACAAACTTCTACCAGCGAGGGAACAACGAATGAGTGATAAAACATTTTATTTAAATAGTTCTTTCGAAGCAAAAGCAATTTCTAAGGGTAACAAATCTTTAAAAATTGCTGGATACGCTAATACTACTGCTAAAGACCGTGCAGGCGATATTGTTACCGCCGAAGCGTGGGCTAAAGGCGTAGAAAATTTTAGACGTAACCCAGTTATGTTATACCAACATAAGCATGATTGTCCGATTGGCCGTTTTGATAGCATTACGGTTGATAAAAAAGGCATTTATGTAGAAGGTAACGTAAGCGAGGCTGCCGAGAAGAACTACGGTATACATACACTTATTAAAGATGGGGCGCTAAAAAGTTTTAGCGTCGGTTTTAGAGTTAAAGACGGTAAGTACAATAGCAAAGATGATACAATGCTAATTACAGACGTTGAACTTCTAGAAATTTCAATAGTTAGTGTTCCTTGTAACCAGGATTCTTTATTTAGTTTACGCAAAAGTTTTGATGGGTCAGAGGATGAATATCGCTCTTTCTTACAAAATTTTGAAGAAGCTACTGAAGAAGAGACAAAAATGATGCGCGGTATTAAAGCCGGTATCTCAGATATGTGCGAAGGTCATTACCATACTCTAGAACTAGATGAAATGGGCAATGGCGTAACTACTTATGCTTCTCATATGGCTAATCATGCTCACCGCGTGATAGCTGGAGTAATTCAAGAAGCAGAAGGCCACACACATAATATTAGTATGGTAGGAGTTCCACCTATGAATATGAACGAAGAAGAAACTACAAGTACTAGACCACTTTCTCCTTCTGAAGAGCAAGCAATTGCTGGAAAAGCAGAAGTCAGTGATTCTACTACTGAAGAAAAAGCTGTTGTAGAAGTAACAACTGAAGAGGTAAGCACTAAAGCCGCAATCGACACTATCGTTGAATTAGCTGCAGAAATTACCGAAGAAGTTGATGACACAGAAGAATTAGCTGTTAGAGACCCTAACGAGGCAATTCCTTTTGTAAATCTATTAGCAGCCGCTAATTTAGTCAATGGAGACCTTGTAAATTACAAAGAAAAAATGTACAAGGTCGTCGAAATTGCAACTGCCCAAAGCCCAATCTTTAAATTTTTAGAAGTTGACGCTAACGGAAAAGACTGTGATAATATTCTTAATGTGAATACAGAAGAAATTTCACAAGTCGTAAAAACACAAGAAGAGACTATAAGTGAAGACAAGATTTCAGAAACAAATCTTACAGAAAAGCTTCAC